CGCAGTCATTGCGTCTCCGGTGTCGGCCCGGCGCTCGACGAGCTTGTCGAGCAGGTCCATGCTGTTCTCCTGGTTCGTGCGGGTGTGGGCTCCCTGGGTGAGCCTCGGGTGCCGGCACGACCGGCGGCGCGCAGCTCGGCGCAGGGCTTAAGTGTCGCACACGGGTGCGACAGGTTGGGGGACTAACGCAGCGGCGGGGCTTCCATGTCCAGCTCCGCGTAGTGGTGGGCGAGGTGCCGCCAGATGCCACGGCGGCCAGCGTCGTCGATGTCGGTGCCGCCGCGTGCCCCGTTGAGGGCGGCAACGCCGGCGGCGAGCGCGTCGAGGATCGCCGCACCAGGGGTGCCGTCACCGGACACTTCGTGATGGGGGAACCCGTAGGACGACTTCACGGTCGGGTCGGCGTCCGGGTCCAGCCAGGCGAAGATCCTCGAGTAGTACGCCTCGTCTGACGGCGAGTCGGCACGGCGCACGTTTGCGCCCCCGTCCCAGGTGCCGCGTCGAACCTCGGTGTCGTGGGCGCGTAACGCGCCGCGGGTCAGCACTCCGCCGTCGAGGCCGTAGAGGCGGCCGCGCCACACCGACAGGCGTGGTGCGATCTGTGCGTCGTCCGGGTCGTACTCCTGGCGGACAGCCAGCACGCGGGCATCGTCGTAGGCGGGCACCTCGCTTATGAGGCCGACGTGGTGCAGCTTGACTTCGTCTCGGATCACCAGGGGGCGACCGTCTGCTGTTTTGTGGCGCGTGTCCCGAACCGGGACGAAGCCAACCGAGAAGCTGTGCATGACGGAATCACGGGCCAGCTGCAACGCTTCCTCGCCACGGCCGGTACGACTGATCAGGAACTCCGCGTACAAGCCGTCGTTTCGTTCCTCGAGGTGGATGGCCCGACCGAGCGGCATCGCGTCCTGGCGGTGCCCCTCGAGGAGTGGAATCTTGTCGCCGCGGTCGGCGATCGACTTGGCGAATGCGCCGCGGGCGAACTCCTCCACGTAGTCGCCCGTATCGAATCGTTTGTTGAATGGCGCAGCGATGCCGCACACGCGGCGACCCTCCGCTGATTCGCGGACCTCGAGGGATTCGCCGACCAGGGATCGTTCGATGATGTTGGTACTCATGCTGGTAACCCTTCCTCGGCCCGCACTTCCGAAATCGTTTTGAAGCCGGCAGCGATGGCGATCTGTGCCGCCTCGTACCGGGTCTTGATATCTGGTTGCAGGAACTCGGCCGTCGAGAAGCTGGCGGACTGGCCGCGGGGCAGCGCCGACGACAGGGCCGCCTCGAGGCGATGCACCCAGGCGCGCAGGCCGAACCGGACGAACGCCCGCGAATCCTCCGCCACAGTCGAATAGGTGAGGCTGTCGCTCGAGGGTGCGCCGGCCAGGTGCGCCGGCACGCCGAACATCGCAGCGATCTGCGTGGCGCTCCACTTGCGGGCCTCGAGCAGCTCGAGGTCGGAGTTGCTCAGCTGTATCGGCTTGTACGACAGGCCGCCGGACAGCACCGCCGGTGTCCGGTCACGCCCACCATGGGACTGCACCCATGCCTTCTTCAGCTCGGTGGCGGCCTCCGGCGACAGCTCGACGTCCGTTGTGATGACACCCGACGGGATGGAGCCTTCGGAGAAGATGCGTTCGGTCCATTCGTGTTCGGCAATGGCGAGGCCGAGGCCGTGCTTCTGGGAGTCGAGGACGCCCTGGCCGACAACGTGCCCGGGGCGCATGAACCCGCGCATGTGCAGCATCTCGCTCTGGGTGTAGCTCGCATCACCGATGCGGTACGTGATCGTCCCCGTGGCCGGCGAAACGTCGACGTTGACCGCGTCCGGGTTCATCACGACCATCTGCCTGGGATGCTCGAACCTGTCGAAGTCACCCAGGAGGGCGTACCCGTTGCCTCGCAGCAGCGCCGACGTGATGAGCGCCGAGTAGGTGTCGATGCGTTGCTCGGTCGGGTTGGGGCGCATCAGGATCGCCGGCGTTTCGATGCGTTCCCCGTCGCGGAAAGCGTGAACGGACAGCGAACCGATAGTCGAGGCGATCAGGTCCACGCAGCGCCACACGGTGACGATCCCCAGGGTGGTGTCGTCGGTGACGGCGACACCCGTCAGGTTCTGATTCCAGATAGGCGGCGACCAGGGCGGAAACTGGTCCGGGTCGCGCGTCTGGAGGCGTCGGCGGAATAGGGCCATTAGTAGATCCTCGGTGTGGGAGCGGGTTCAGGTACTGGAATGTCGTTCGCAGCGTCGAAGGCCATCACGGCGCACACGGCCGCATCTATCTTCTTGCTGGAACCGGTGTGGTCTTTCACGATGCGGGAACCGAGCCGGTCAGTTTTCAGCCGGCAGTTTTCGATGTGGCGGAGCAGCTGCGGGGTGAGGTCGTTGTCGACGATCGACAGGTCGCCCTCGAGTATCGCGTCGGCAAATCTTTTGGTCGCCGGTGTCATACGCCGCGCGTTCTGGGGAAATTCCACGACGCAGAGGCCGTACTCGTCGCCGAGGCCCAGGATGGCCGGGCCGATCAGGTAACGGTCGTACATGACTGCGCGAACCATGAGGCGTTCCGCGTGTTCGACCACCGCGGCGAGTAGTTCGCCAATGTTGATTCGATAGTTTTCGTCACCGTCCAGGGGCTTCTCCTGGAGGTGCAATAGCTCGACGCGGCCATCAGCGGTCGCGGCGACGATCGCGGACGAGTCGCTCGACCAGGAGCCGTCGACAGCGATGATCGGATGATCGTCCGCGGTCAGCGGTTCGCACCGGCCGATCAAATCCAGCTGGTGCGGCTCGAGCCAGATATCGCGTTCGGAGATCCATGCCGCCAGGTGCAGGCGGCGAAACTCTGGCCCTGGTAACTGCCGCAGCTGACTGGTCAGGTACTCCTCGGTTATCCAGTCGCCGTACGCGGGGTGCGCGTGCCAGGTTGCCGGGTCGGTGTAGTCGGCGTCCGGTGGTGGCGGATTCCACCACGACCACCACGTCGGGTCATCGACCTCGCCGGCCTTCACGCGGCGGTCGTATTCCACTAACCGTCCGAGCGGTGTTTTCTCGCCGGCACCCGCCGTCGTGATGTGCACCAGGAGGGACTGGCGGCGGGCACCCGAACCGGACAGGAGCGCCTCGTACAAGTCCGACGAGGGGTGCGCCCACGTCTCGTCTACCACGCTCAAAACTGGGTTTAGTCCATGTGCGAGGCTGCCGTCGGATGACAGGACGCGGCACACCGCTCCGGTCGACGGCACCGAGATCGCATCCTTGTAAACCTCGGCGGCGGCCGACAGGTCCGGGTCCGACTCGATCGTGTCTTTTATATTCTGGAAAACTATTCGAGCCTGATCCTTTGAGGCCGCGACGGTATACACCTCACAGCCAGGCTCACCGGAAGCAAACAACGCGTAGGTAGCAACCCCGGCCAGCAGCAGGGACTTGCCGGCCTTGCGCGGCAGGATGACCATCGCCTGGCGGTGCTTCCACAGGCCGTCGTCGTTCAGCTCGAACAGGCCGTCGAGGATCGCCCGCTGGAACGGCCGCAGCTCGACGAGCTGCCCGGCGAACTCGCCCCGGGTGTGGCGAACGAAGGACTCGGTGAACTCTGCTACCTGGCCGCCGAGGCTGACCGCCGCCTTAGTTGCCACGCTTCGAGAACCGGTCGAGGCGCGACTCGGTTTCAGCAGCCTGGGCGACAACCAGGCCGAGGCGTGCCCGCGCCGTCGGTGTGAACCCCAGCGACGACAGGGACTGCATCAGGAGCTTCTCGGCGGCCTGCCCGGCGTACACGTACTGGAGGCGCTGCATCGGCTCGGACAGTCGAGCAGCTGCACGACGTAGCGCCGTGACTTCGTCGGCCTGTTCGCACGCGAGGCGCACCGCCGGCTCATCGGACGGACCCAGCCAGATTCGGCCCGCCGTCCACAGCTGCTTCCAGGTTCGCTTCCCGGATTGCTTCAGCGTCGACGGTGCCGTCGGGGTCCGCAGCGGGGCCGCAGCGATCTCCACCAGGTGAGGGAACGGACGCTTGCCAGGGTTCCCCTGCTTCCGGCGAACCTCGAGCGGCTTCGGAGGGTTAGCCACGGTTCACCACCGAACCACCCCCAACCGCCGGAAACTGCGGCGATATATGGAGCGCTTAGGGAGCTGTGGTTTCTTT